TTCAACCAGCAGCAGCGGCAGGATCGTGAGCAAGCTGAGGAGGATCAGAAGAAACAGTATGAGCGTGACCTGAATGCTCTGGCTGCTCAAAGGCCACTCAACAAGGCTGAGGTTCGCAAAGCAATCAATGACTGGCGAGCTGCGGGTTGGGGTGATCCTCCGGGGTGGCTCAAGAGCATGGAGACCCAGGAGCAACTGGATGACGACGCCGGTGATGCTATCCTTCGGAACCTCAAAGTTCAGGGGACACTAACTCGTAAAGAACTGTTTAGTGGACGATACTCCGATGTCCTTATTGACAGGTACGATGACTTCGTAAAAGCTCAAGAGCAGGTTCCTCAGGCTGAGCAGAAGATCATTTTTGATGCAGTCAATGCTGCGCTTAAGGGATCTCTGCAATCTATTGGTGCTGGCACTAACCAGAACTCTGACTACTTCATTGCTCAAGGTGAAGCCCGCAGGATTGTCACCCAACGAGCTGCAGAACTGATCGCTGCTGGTGCCAACCCGCCCATCAATGCGTGGAAGCAAGCCAGAGACGAAGTGATCCAAGAGATCAGATCTGGTGCCAACCCCAAGAAGCCTGAAGGCCGATTCAGACTTCGCACTCTTCCTAGTGGTGAAGCTGACCTGACCAACAAGGGTTTCGCTCTTGCTACTGGCATTACGTCAACCAAGGCTGACCAACAACGAGTTGAGCGCATCCGAGCGAGGATCAACGCTACCAAAGACACTACCTTCCTTGGTAAGGAGAAGCTGCTGACTGATCCTGAGATCCAGCAACTTCAAGCGTTCAGATCTGGTGGTGGCAACGTGCCGACCATCGTCTGGTCTATCGCTGCTGGTCTACCAGGCGCCAGTCCGTTCGATGTTGCGGACTTGATGCTCAATGCCTACAACCTTCCGCCGATCCAACGTCCACCGGCTGCCGAGATCTATGACTCTGTGCGTCCTGAGCTGATGCATCTGATGACCCGCTACCAATCAATGGATCGTGCAATGCGAGCCCTGGAGGGAAGTGGTGCCCCGTACAAGCCGATCCTCAACCTGATCGCCTCCAGAGAGAGTTCCAACGACACCCAGTTCGGTGGCTACGACTCTATGAACCGGGGCGAAGGCAGTCCTGGGACTGGATCTCAGGTGTTGGGCAGGCCCCTGACACAGATGACGGTGGCTGAGGTTCTCAGTCTTGGGGCAAGTAACAGGATCTACGCCGCTGGTCGGTATCAATTCATCCCCAGCACTCTCCGTAGTTTGGTGAATCGAGGCGTAGTTGACCGCAACTCTCTCTTCGATGAGGCTACTCAGGATCAACTGGCCATCACCTACCTGCGTGACAGGACCGGAAAGTTCTGGTCTGGTGAAGCCTCTGCTGGATCCTACGTCCCTGGCCTCGGTAACGCCTGGCACGGTCTCCGATCCGTCAGACCTGAGCAGATTGTTCAAGCCATGGAGTACGCCAAGCAGAACCTGGCTGGCAGCAATCTGGATGTCTCTCGGATGCGGCCTCAAGTGGTCTACAGGGTTGGTGGTATTGGTCCAAATGGGCCCCGCCATTTTGGTCCTCACCTCGACATCAAACGTACTGACGGGAAGTTCTTCCAACGTACTGCTCTGGACAACTACCTGTCCTTCAAGACTGGTCGTGGTCTGATTCCTCTCTCCAAAGGTGAGACTGTCAAAGGTGGTGAGTTTGGCGCAAGTCGTTGGTATGGCTCTCACAACGGCTGGGACTATGCCATCGCTGAAGGTACACCTGTTGTTCTAAAGAATGGAGCCCGAGTCATCTCCAAGCGCCCCTCTGAGTATGGAGACGTTCTGACTATCGCTACCCCTGATGGCCGGCGATTCAATATCATTCACGGTAAAGCTACCTAATGTACACACCGCTTCCTGAAGAAAAGTTTAAACCTGATCTCGATCTGATCAATCAGCAACTGCAGCAAAGCAGGCAGAGCATTGAGAAAACAGTCCAGGCAGAGGAGGCCAACGCTCAAGAGCAGCAGGCTGCCAAGGATCAGTTCCAGCAGCAGCAGAAGCTCGTTGACCCCAAGACTGGAGCCCCTAAGAAGGCCTACGACACCCTCAACCCCAAGCAGTTCGGCATCAATGAGAACGCTCAGGAAGCAGTGAACGCTGTGGGAGGTGGTGTTGTCGATGCTGCCAACAGTGTCCTGTCACTTCCCAAGTTCTTTGATCCCAACTTCTACAAGCCTGGGGTCACAGACTACAAGCCCCCCTTCTTTCAGTTCGACAAGCCCATCACTCGGACTGTCTGGGGCAACTTCCTGCGTGGGGGCATCGAGTTCCTAACCCTGGGTGCGGTCACCAGGAAGGCTGCCAAGCCTCTTGCTGGGGCTGTCTCCAAAGCTGGCCCTGTGGGGCAGGCTGCAGCCAAGCCTCTGAACTACCTGGCCAGCGATCGAGCCACTGTGGGGGGCCGGATGGTGCAGTCTGCTGCGGCTGGTACGGTTGGTGACCTCATCAGCAACCAGTCTCAAGAGGCCAACCTGGCCCAGATGCTGGGTGAGATGAAGCCTGAGTGGAAGAACGCTCTGGCCCCCATCTCCACAACGGCCTCGATGTCTCCTGCCCAACGCGCCCTGATGAATACGGGCGAGAGTCTCGGCATGGGGCCCATCTTTGATGGTGTCTTTGAGCTGGTTGGGGCTGGTTTCCGTGGTGCTCGCGGGTATCTGGACAGCCGGCCCAAGAAGAAGCCCAGCCAAGAAGTTGTCAACATCTACGAAGACAAGCGTCTGAAGGAGGTCAAGCAGCAGGAGGAGCAGGTCTACCAGCAGCTCACCCGGAACATCGAAGACCAGGCCCGCACCCAAGTCGAACGGGCTGCCCACAAGCAGCAGAAGAAGCAGCTCCTGACCAACGAGAGCTTCGCTGAGTGGCAAACTCGCATCCGAGCTGAGAACCAGAGCCCTTGGGATGCCCTCCCGAAGGAGCAGAAGTTGGAGGTGATGCAGCAGGAGGCCAAGAAGCGTGGAATCGACTGGGGCCCCCAGCGCAACTATGAGGCCCGTGTAGTCGCCCAGGCTGAGCAGACCACCGATGTTGCTGTGGACCGCATCACCCGTGAAGAGGTGACCCCCGATGACGCCTTTGTCTACGAAGGTGGCTCCCCTGAACGTGGAACGGTGCTCAGTGCTGACCGGGATCCCATGGCCACGCTGCGGGACTCGATCATCATCGACCGCGACCTGACCCAGGCAGAAGGCAGCCCCCGTGCCTACATGACTGAGGCCCAGATCAGGCGGATGGAGGTAGGTGCTCCTGGGATGACTGCCCTGGAGGTGGAGAAGCTGTCGGAGTTCTACGCCAGTAACCCTGACTTCCAGCGCATGTATGGTGCGGCTGCAGTCAAGAACATCAAACCTGACCTGGCAGAAGCCAAGCTGCGCGTCGATGAGTTCCTCGATGAGGCTGGCAACTTCAAGACCAGAGAGATCACCGATGATGAGCTGATCGACTTCCTTGGGACTCTCGGCAACGAGACCAAAGGTGGCCCTCGGTTCAAGGGTAACGTCATCAGCGACATTGAGACTCTCAACACGTCTCAGTTGATGGCTACCGACATCCTCACTGGCAGCCTCCTGAAGCAGGTCCGTGACGTGGCTCGCGCAGCGAATAGCGTTGTGGATGAAGTCGATGTCATGGACAAAGACAGTCTGGGTGAGATGATCTTCAGTCGGATCGCAACCCTGGCTCGTTTGCGCAAAGAGACCTCGATGCTCAACAGCTACAACCTGCGAATGATGAGCGCAGGTAAGGATGGCTCTACCAAGTCGGCTCTGAAGGACATCAACTTTATGACCGAGCTGACTGAGGCCTCTGATGCTGCAGCAGCCCAGGTTGGTCTCCTCAAGCAAGTCCTGAAAGATGACCCGAGCGACCAGCTCCTGAGCACCTACCTTGAGTTCCTGGCTTCTGCTGGTGACCGCATCACCACGATGAAGGATCTAGATGCCTTCTTCAAGCGGAAGCTGCACGGCTACCGGGAAGGTGACCAGGGAGAGAAGAGTGCCATTGTGCGTGAGCTGCAGTCTATGCAGGTTCACAGCCTACTCTCTGGACCCAGAACTGCTGTACGAGCTTGGACTGGAACAGGCATCGCCACCTTTATGCGGCCTGTGTCCACGATCGTCGGCAGCCTGGGACAGTATGCCCGTGGCGAAGATCAGGTCACGCGCAGTGCCTTTGCTGGCGTCGGCGCCATGTTTGAGTCCTTGGGTGATGCCTGGAGCTTTGCCAAGCAGCGGTGGTCTGGTCAGATCACAGGCGACACTCCGACCGCTCGCAGCATCGCAGAGGAAGTCGAATACTCACGCACCAAAGATCTGGAGTGGGCTGCCATTGGTGAGTACACGAAGAACTACGGTACGGTCTACGATCAGGCGGCTTATAGCACCGCTGACCTCATCCGTGCCCTGAACAAGGCTCCCGTTCTCAACTGGAGTTCCAGGGCTATGGCTGCTGGTGACCAGTTCTTTGGTCATCTACTTACCCGTGCCCGTGTACGTCAACTTGCCTTCAATGAAGCCTACAACACGCTGAAGGATACGAAGGGTTTTGTGTCTGATGCAGATGCCAGAGACCTGACTCGTCTTCTGGAGAGCAAGTTCCAGAGTCAGATCTGGTCTGGTGATGGTCAGATCAACGACCTCATCCTCAAGCGGGCCCAAGAGGAAGTCTCTCTGACTGAAGATCTCCGTGGCTTTGCTGTTCACATCGAGAAGCTGGCAGAGACTGCTCCGCTCCTGAAGCCGTTCCTGCTGTTCACCAAGACCAGCATCAACTCGATCCGGCTGTTCAGCAAGCACACGCCTCTACTGAACCGCAAGCTGGAAGAAGTTCACGACATCCGTACCCTGGCTTGGGATGACCCAAAGATGCTCAACAAGTACGGGGTCAAGAGCCCTGAAGACCATGCAGAGCTTCTGGCTATGACCAATGGTCGTGTGGCCCTCGGCTATGCGGCAGTTGCTGTTGCCTCCACGCTCTACCTGAATGGCCACCTGACTGGTAACGGTCCCTCGGACAAAATGCTTCGGGATGACTGGATGCGTCGGAAGTGGTCCCCCAGGTCGATCAAGATCGGAGACAAGTTCTTCGGCTACGACGCCCTGGAGCCTTTCAACACCTTCCTGTCTTTGGTGGCTGACATCGGTGATGCCTCCAAAGAGATGGGTGATGACTGGACTCAGGACAGCCTTGGGCGCCTTGGCTACCTGATCGGCATGAACTTCACCAACAAGACGTTCCTTGCTGGTATGCAGCAGTTCATTGATCTGGTTCAAGCGAAGCGGCCGGAATCGGTCATCGCCAACATTGCCAACGGCACCCTGCCTTGGGCTGGTATGAGGAACGAGCTGGGTCGTCTGATGTACCCAGGCATGCGCGAGCTTGACAACGGCATCCAAGACTCTCTGAAGAACCGCAACCTCTGGACCGAGTTCTTCGTTGGTGCTGGTCAGGCCCTTCCGTACCGATACGACGAGCTGGATGGGACGATCATCAGAGACTACGACTTCCCGACACGGCTTGTGAATAGTATCTCTCCGATTCAGATCAACCCTGGTCTGACTCAAACCAGAGAGATGCTGTTCCGCTCTGGTGTAGATCTCAAGACTACCTTCAACACTGGTCCCAATAGTGAGCAGTTGACTCCCAAGATGAAGTCGGAGTTCAGCCGTCTTCTGGGGCAGCAGGGCATTGAGAAGCAACTGACCCGACTGTTTAGCAACCCTCAGATTGCCCAGTCTATTCTCGATATGGAAGCTGCACGGGCTGCACGTCTTCCTGTGACTCCTGATGACACGCTGCACGGCAAGGAGATCAGTCGCATCATCTATGACGCCAAGACCAGTGCATGGTCTCAGCTCATCAACACCAACGCAGCGGCTCAGCAAGAAGTTCAGCGAGCAAGCCTCAAGCAGCTATCTAAGAAGGCACGTCAGTCTGGTGACACTCAACGTGCCAACGAACTACTTCAAATGACGAACAGGTAATGGCTGTAACTCAGAATACTTATGTAGGGGATGGGACAACCGTCCTCTACTCTTTTACTTTCCCATATCTTGAGACCACCGACATTCTTGTGAGTGTTGATGGCGTCACTACAACTGCATACACCTTCGCCAACGCCACCACTGTCCAGTTCAACACGGCTCCAGCAAACGGCGCCAACATCAGAATCTACAGGGTCACAGATGACGCTACCCTGGCTGCCACTTTCTACCCTGGCTCAGCTATCCGTAGTCAGGATCTGAATGATAGCTTTACTCAGATTCTCTACAAGACTCAGGAGGTTGCTAACTACGCTGTTCAGGATTCTGGTAACATCACCCTATCAGGTGACTACACATTTACCTTCTCTCCTAGCGGCCCGACCCCAACACTTAATAGTCATCTTGTCACCAAGCAGTACGTCGATAGCTTGGCCCTCAGCAGCTCTGTTCCTGATGGCAGCAGAGGTGACATCACCGTAAGTGCTGGTGGGACGGTCTGGACACTCAGCAACAATGCTGTCACCACAAGCAAGGTTCTGGATGGAGCAATCACTGCAGCCAAGCTCAGTCAGGCCTATCTGACAACTGCCAGTGCAGCCTCTACCTATGCGCCTCTGGCCAGCCCCTCAGTATCCAACGCCACCCTGACTGGAGCCAGCTACGTCAACGGCAGCTACCGGGGCAACGTGGTGGCAGTGTCGGCTTTGGACATCGACTGCTCGGCTGGCAACTACTTCACCAAGACGATCACCACTGGCACCAACGCCTTCACGGTGAGCAACGTACCAATCAGCAGGGCCTACTCCCTGACTCTGGAGCTGACGATCACTGGTGGTAGCGCGACCTTCTGGTCTGGTGTGGAGTGGCCTAACCAGACGGCACCAACCCTGATTACTGGGCGAACTCACCTCTTTGTGTTTGTAACTGATGACGGTGGTGCTCGTTGGCGGGCAGCTGCTCAACCGAACTATACAACCTGATGGATCCTACTTCTCAACGCATACTTGGCTCTCAGGGTATGCTGTCGGTTCAGTATGTTGCACTGGCGGCCACGCTTAACCCGTCTTCGGGTAGTACGGTTGTTGTTGACAGGCCAACTGGAACTGTAGAGGGAGACCTAATGGTGGGCTTCTGTCTATCAGATAATACTGGATCATGGACTGGTGATACTGGGTGGACTGAGGTTCTAGACTTTAACGGTGGAGCTGCCCTCAGAATCGCCTACAAAGTAGCTACAGCTAGTGAACCAAGTAGCTACACCTTCACATATACAGCCAGTAGGGTTCTGCGAGGTGCAATCCTGACTTACCGCAATGCCCAGTATGACACGGTTGGTGCCGTCTCTACAACAATCTCTGGAAGTGTTCACACCGCTCCTGAAATTACGGTTGCTCAGTCAGGTAGTGCTCTAATTGCTGTGTGGGCTGCAAACGACTCAGGCATTAGTTGGTCAGCCTTTACCTCTGGGATGACTTTCAGAACCAGCAACAATTCTGGCACAGCTAGCTCTTGGGCTATCTACGACGATCTCGATTACCCCGCT